TATTACTTATTACTTAGACATCATAAACGGAAATAGTAAAAAATATGCTAATCAAATGGATGTGGATAGTAAACAAAGTTTTGTAACAGCAGCAGATGATTTAGCAGAACGAAACCTAGTAAAGGTGGGAGAACTTAACAGAACAGACTTTATGAAAAATGTCACAGAACCTCGTGATATGGTGGCTAAAGTCGTAGAACAGAATGCTAACAATGTACGATCTAAAATGGTAGATGCTGCATCTAGTGAATTTAGAGGGTCTTTTCCTAACCAAAAAGTTGCCGTTACTGGTAAAAAAATAGACAGCGATATAATCAATTTTGACAAACCCGGTGATATGTTATCTGGTGTATTAGAACATACTCATGTCGCAGATAAGGCTGTTGCTAAACGTCCCTTTGCACTAATAGATAGTGCTTCTACTAATAACACATTTGTTACGGCAAATGGTGCTAAAATAAAAGGTGACATAACTGTAGATGTTGGAGATGTATTTAGCTCTATATTTTCTGGTAGACCTGATGCCTTGAAAAAACTACGAGCAGAAGGAAGGGACATAGCAGGTTTAGATCAAGAGTTCATAGATGTTTCTAATCCGTTTTTTCGGACTTTAGGAGAGGCAGATAATCTTTCTGTAAAAGAAGTTGTATCAAAAATCAAAAAGACTATGGAAGATCCAAACGGTCCATACAAAGTAACGTTTGTAAAGGGTCTTTCAGATCAAACACAAGTTGTACAATATTTGCGTCAGTTTGGTGGGGAAGGGGTAGGAGACTTTAGAGTACCGTTTACTAGACTGGCAGAGTTTGAAGCTACGTTATCTGGTTTAGCTTACAAAGCATCTAGGGCAGGGCTACCTGACGATGCAAAAAAGTATGAAACAGCTAGAAATCTAGTGATTCGTAAGTTTGATGAGTTTGAAGCCGTTGGAGAAAATGGTGAATTGATACCTGTAGAAAAACTGCATATCAAGGATGGTGATGAGATTAGACCTGTAGCCACAGTTTTGGCAGAAGGTAAATCTTTATGGCGAGGCTACAAACTTCGTTGGTACTCTACCACTGACGGAAATGTAATTCCTTCACTCATGTCATGGGGAAACAGAGAAATTCTTAAAAAATCAACTGTTGATTACCCAGCAGGAGTGAGGTACTTCGACTCAACAGAAAAGTGGATAGATATAAAAGCACTTAGTAACCCCGACAATACTGCAGACTTAAATGCTTTTAGTAAATCCATGCGTCAGGCTTTGGGCAAAGAGCAGCTTGATGGCACTATCCAGTTTGTAGAAGGGGACCCAATGACTCAAGCCTTTTCTGCTACCATGAGAACATCTATAACAGAGTACATTACCGGACAACAGGGTAGGTTCAATGCAAATGAACTGATGGACAGAGTTAGTGCCTTAGAAGCTGCGTTTACGGTAGTAGGAAGGGATGGCAAACCCAAACCTATGTTCAAGATGCAATCCGTATTTGACGACATAGCCTATTCTACAAAGTCCGTAAGTGATGAAACACACGAAGCTGCTGAAGCTATGAAAAATAATGCTATCAAGTCTCAACTTTCAAAGACTTTAGAGCCAGCAAAGAAGCTCGTACAAGTAAAGCAGGAAGCTGTAAACTTCCTAAAAAGTTACAGTGTAAGAATAGCAGATATAAATAACGCTGGAGAGATAATTCTTTCAGGCGGTGAAACTGGACTAGCTGCTCTAAGACAAAATCTAAAGGGACTAGGAAGAAGTGATGCTGAGATAGATGCGGCAGTCACTGACGTTGTTACAGATTATATTGCCCGATCATCTTTAATTGATACGGGTTCATCATCTATAAAAGGAAACGTAAACACAAAAGATATAGCTTTCAATCCTGTATCACTCCTAGAGAAGATAGGAGCAAACGATCCAGAAAGAGCCAAGTTAATCAGAAAAATTGTTGGTGATGAAAGATACGAGGTATTTGATGCCATTGCACGTATTGCAAGTGAACGTTCTGTCAAGCGAGATAGTTTAAATATAACAGGGATACCAAGATCCTTTAGTGTCGAGTCATACATAAGTCGGTTTTATGCAATAAATCGTGGCGTTATTAGTCCGCGATACGTAGGTACAGAAGCAGTGCTTCAGCAGTTCCGAAATAGTAGGTTTGACATATTTCATACAATGCTCACTGATCCAAAAGTAGGAGAGGCGTTTGTTGAAATGGTGCGTACAGGTAAACCTTTAAGTCCTGAACGAGAGGTAGCATTCTTCAATGCTCTCGCTGCATCACTAGCTCTCAATACAAACACTGCTTTGGTTATGTCTGGTATAAAACCAAACACCACAATAGAAGACAGGTACGGTCAAAGATTTGTAATGGACCCATTTCCTCGCATAGGCGGTCCAATTAAAACAGGGCCAGATGCTTCAATAGGTGAAGGAAAAGATATACCACTGTTTAAAGAGTTTGAAAAAAGGAAAAAAGATTTTCCAATAGACTCAGTTCGAATGTTTTAACTTATGAGAAGGAAAGAGAAATGAAAGAATATACTAACGGACAACGCAAAGGCATGATGTACGGTGGAGCACCTCGTAAGCCTATGATGTATGGTGGCAAGGCTAAAAAGATGCAGATGGGCGGTGCCGCGAAGAAAAATGCAATGAATCAAGGGTCAATGTCCATGCCCGTAACCAGCCCAATGATGCCAGCAAACCCTATGCCAACCGCTCAACAACGGACTCCTATGGCGATGGGAAGTAAGGCAAAGTTAAGGATGGTAGAAAAGGATGGAAAGAAAGTTCCATTCTATGCTGCAGACGGAGTGGGTAAAATGAAGCACGGGGGGAAGGCTAAAAAATATGGCTACTAGATCTGTTCCAGCCCCTAAAGGTTACCACTGGATGAAGCAAAAGGGTGGGGGGTACAAGCTAATGAAAAACCCCTCAACCGGATACAAACGGCACAGGGGTTCAACTCTTCGTGCTAAGTTTGATATACAGAAAGTACATAGATAATCTAGATATAGTTTCTAGATTTATCCAACATTTCATTTCCCATAGACCTGACATATCTAAGCAGGGATGCTATTGAGTGTGCTCCTTCATACTCTGGCATCCCTGTATTTAATTCTGATTCTAAGGTGTCGGGTGGTATACCATCCATGTTCATTTCTATATTACCATCCTGCTTCAAGTAAACAGTGAATTGAAACAGGTTAGCCTTATGCTGCTTCTTTGCCATCGACTTTCTCTAGTTCTTGTATTGCTAGGTTGTAACAGTCGGCTCTGAATGTAAACCCGTTTGACGGATCAACATCCCCTCTGTTGTATCGTGTAGCTTTTTTGTAGAAGTTTTCTTTTGTTACCTCACCAAGAATCCAAGCCTTGCTGTGGTCAGTTAAGATACGGACAAACACGTAACTATCACAGTCCTGTTTAGAACCGTGCGCTGCTACAGAGCAGTCATAGTTGGGAGACGGGGTGGTATTGCAACGCTTTGTCTTCACGTCTACACGTCGGTTTTTAATCAACAGATCAAAGTCCTTGCTGTTGACAGGCTCACCACCTGCATAGTCTTCAACAACAATCTCTCCAATAGCCCCTACAACATTACTAAGACTGCCCGTTATGCTGCCCTGTAGATTACCTACAGTGGCAGCTTTCTTTTTGGCACGGGACAGGATATCAGGTGTTATCTTAATCTGTATCATCATTACCTTCTACTGGATAGTAGACTTCAACCCACGACTTACACTCAGGACACTCAAGACAACTAAGTATACTATACTTGTTATCTGTAATGTCGTCTACGTCGTGGTCACCTACCCATCTCAACTTTGTTTGACAATGCCAGCAGTTCATGCTGCGTTCAAATCTACTACTTCACATACACCTGCAGTACAAGCAAGTTCTCTAGAACCAGTAGTATTATCTTCTTTTTCAAACTCTGTCAACTTTTTCCAGTCTATAACGACATCTTTGTACTGCTCACGCCATTCTAGATACTCATCAGGCTCTATGTCCTGATAAGGTGCTTGCTGATAGGTATGGTCACTGTGAGGAAGGAAAGATACACCCGACGCTACATCAAAGTTCTTGTACACCCACGCACCAACATCCATCCACTCGTGTTCTTTTACAGTCACAGTGATAGATGGTTTGTGTTCACACCAATGAATTGCATACGTCTTCCACAATTCCAACTGTTCGATAGCAGTCATCTTTGTTCGTGTAACCGCACCTTCTGGTGATTTCATAGCAAACGAAAACACTGTAGTTGAATCAGGTTTCATCATGTCGCGTTCATTATGCACACCCTGTTCAACAAGGAACTGTGTTAGTGGGTCTTTGTTATCACCACGAACCGTACGTATGTAGTAATCATTGTGCCGTGCATGTATACCACTTGCTGCATCTACCAATTGCGATACAGTTCCAGATGGCTTCACACAAGTAATTGCTGCACTAACGGGAATACCTATATCTTTGGCAATCTGTCGGTTTGTTTTGATAGCAGTTTCTCGCATCTCTTCTAACCAACGCTTGCTATCCACGTTCTTTGACAAAACAGGATGATCCATGATACCTGTCAATGACACACCCAACAAACGCTCCTCTTCCGTATTCTTTTTCCAGACGTTACGAAGATACTTAAAATCTGTAAGAGTAGACTGTAAGGTTCCCAAGATTGTCGCCAAACGCACTTTGTCTTTCAACTCGTCTAAAGAGTCGTTTTCACGCACAACTATTTCTGACAAATTACAAAACTGGTATGGGCGTAATACGATCTCACTGCAAGGGTTCGTACCCCACATGTGTCCTGTTTCTCGTCTGCCATTACGAGCCACCTGTTTGTCAGCAGCCTCGCGGTTGAACATACCTCGTTCACCGGACTTGCTATCGTACAGGGCAAGCCACTCACGCATAAATGTACCCATCTCAGGTTTGCTTTTGTAAGCAACAGAGTTATTAGCCAATGCTCGTTGACCCTCTGCTTCCCACCAAGAACCAGCTTTAGCATGTCGCATTTGATCATCGTTCAGATTAGATAGACTAATAAGGGCTGATCTGCGAACACCACCTACAACTACAATCTCTCCCACCTTACACATAAGGTCGTGACATTCAATAGGAAACAATCTGCGTCCTGCAGCTTTCTTAAATATCTCCACTGTAAAATTGAATAGATCAGCTAGAGGTTGAGGACCACTGGCTCTACCCCCCATAATCTTTAGTCGCGCACCAGCAGGACGTAAACCAGACATATCCCAAGAAGGAACGTGTCCCGCATACAACAATGCAATCAACTCACGATAAGCTTTTGCCCATCCCGGCTTGCTATCTGCTACAGTAATGGTGGTGCTTGAATCATCAAAGTTATCAGACACGACAGGTAGCTTATCAACATTTTCTCTTTCAACACTAAAACCGACACCAGTGCCACACATTAGTATGTACATACATTCATCGAACGCACGAGGGCTATCTACAGGAATGTAGCTACAATTATATCCACACACGTTATCACGTCCTAAAGCATCACCAGCAGTCATCATTGCTCTCATGCTAGGCATAACTTTCAGACTCAAGATTGCATCCTCAATCTCTTTCTTTAGTGAACTAGATAGCTTATAATTGTGTTTGCTAGACACATGGTCAGCCATAAAGCTAATATATCTGGATACAGTTTCATCCCAGTTTTCCCTTCGTTGCTCATCGTCCAACCAACGAGCGTAACGTGATTTATGAATGAATTGTTGATATGGTGTAGGCAACATGTTGTTCATGTCTTTATTCTCCTTGTGTGTTGATTAGTTTAGTTAAGTACCACTGTGCTTTTTTAAGGTCTTCGACACCGTTTTTGTATCTGTATCTCCAGAGGTATTTGATGATGTTACCTTGCAGGTAGTATTCATACCCATTACCCGTCGCCGCTGCGATTGCTTCAATGCACTCGACACCTGCTTGATTGTAGTGTGGCGGATTGTTGACAATGTCTAAGTCTCCGTATGCTTCTTTTCCGGCTTGTTCATTTTCATCTTCAAACATTCTATCTTCTATTACTCTTTTCCGCATATACTCTTCGTGTCTCACCTGTCATCTCCCTCACCGTGTAGGGTTCCTGCTTGCTGACGTGCTTTTAGTTTCTGTATGTTCTTTTCTGCAATTGTCTGTAGGCTCAAGCCACAGTCATGGGCTAGGGCTGCAAGATACCAGAGTACATCACCCATCTCTTTCTGGATACTTTCTTTCTGGTCAATCAAACTAATTTCATCACGCATCATTTTAGCAATCTTACCCGCCACTTCTCCTGCTTCTTCACACAGTCCAAGAGCGGGGTATGAAACATTGTATTTCTTAGGGTACACTCCTGTCTTGAGTGCGTTAATCTGATACTCATAAAAATTCATCATTGTTTCTTCCCAAAGTCAACTTTTACAACGTTATTATCTACAGCTTTAATGATCTTGGGATCTGTTATATCCTCTTCTTCGATTATATCTTCACCAGCAAGTCTAAACTGTATAGCCGCTACGCCTCTGTCATATACTTCTTCTGTTTTTGTACGAAGGATATCTAGGATACCCTCTTGTATAATCATGGCAGAGTCAAAGTCATCATCACTTTCATACGTCTTGTTAGTTGTATCGTAAGCAGACATAGTAAACTCATTGTCATCATTAGAACGTAGAATTATGTAATACCTATCAGGTAAAAGAGACATAGCTTCTACACTCTTTTCTATATCGTTATCATTTGACATTTTTCTTGTACCAATCTGTCGGAATAGAACCTTCCGCCCATATAAAGTTGTGACGTTCACACCAAGCAGCATACGTTGTTTTACTGCCCTTGTAAATCTTATTTGATGCCCGTAAGAATACAAAACGGATATCAATCTTTGGATGTTGTTTTTTGACAAGTAACATCTTAACTCTGTCGTCTTTAGTCAAGTGTCCTTTTGCTTCTACGTATATGTCAGATTGTTCTAGGTAGAAGTCAGGTGTATAGTTACGTGGTTCTGGTATGTATTGAAATTTTGTTTCTTCATACCTAAACGGAACTCTGTTTTCAGTTAAGGTTCTAGCTATACTAAGCTCGAACTGTGATCTATAACCTGCCTTTTTCAAAACTCTAGTCCAATCGATTTGAATCTTTTTATCAGATACCCTGCCAGTTTGGGGGATAGTCTTTCTATATTTGTAAGTTCTGTTGTTAAAGGGTGCATCGGCACACATACATAAGCCCCTGCAAATGAAGTTCTACTTATTTTTTGTAACTGCTCTTCCACAGTCTTTATATCTCGTGCGTCGGTTTCGGCAAGAAGTTGTCCATTCTTACTATAGTTCTCGACAAGAGTTAAGGGAAGACCGTTTTCATGTATTCGCATCTGACAGACACGTCTTTCACCACCCGTCTTTTTAACCGATTCAATGTAGAGATGATACAAACTCTTATTCATTTGCATCAATTCTACTTCGTAATTTTTTACAAATAAGAATGGCATCAAATTTCTTTCTTCTTCAAAGTTGAGTACCATACTTGAGGTGGTGACTTTGCTCGTGATGTCACTCGACTGTGCATAATTGCATTAGGCCAGCAATGAAATCTGTAACCACACAGATTACACTCACGAGGTAAAAGTTTGTTACCAGTAAATACTATTTCGCCTTTGTTTTTGTACGTTTCGGCAATAGGCTTGTACGGCTTAAACGGTTTTACATCAGGCTTATTAAGAAACTT